GCCATTGCGACTAAACTGATCAACTCGTCCATCGGGATAAACAATAGTAATAACACGCACGCCATCAAGCTTGACTTCAATGATTTTCTTGCCAACTACTTTGCCTTCTCTTCCCACGCTGTCAAATGCCAGTTGGCAGCTAAACACAGGGATAATGTACTGTGGAAAATTTTTACTTACTACTTTGTTGATGGTAGTTTCGCCAAAGCCGGCTCTCATGTCTTTGATAAGAATCCTGCGGTACCAACCATTCCATTGCGCCTTTGTGGCGCTGGCCATCATGTTCGCAACTGTGTCACGGGCAAGGTTGCCGGTGAGTGTGCGATTAACGAAACCAGTAACAATGAGGCTAAAACTATCCCAATCCAAACCAGGGCCATCTTCATCTGTTTTCTCCGGGATTTGTTTCAATCCAAATGTTATCATGGAGTCCAGAGCAAGCCTGCATCCATCAAAAAATTCCTTGTTGCCTTGTTCAGCTTGGAACAAAACAATTGCTTCTTTATTCAAACGACTTGGATGCATTTCCAAATCACTAACTACACGCCAGGGCTGATCCATTATGCTAGTTCCTTAAAGTTTGATTATACATTCATATTATGTTTTTGGGTGCTCTTTTTGATAGACAACACCATCTAAAAACGACAATAACCCTTCAATTGAAATAGCTACGTGTAGGATATTGCCCTCAGTATCTTGTACTTCGAACCCACTGTGAGTAATCTCAATTTCAAAGTTAAGAGCTTCTGCTTTTTCTTCGGCAACCAAAAAGTGGCCTACAATTTCAAAATCTTCCACGTGTATTCCTTTAATTATTTCACCAGTGCGTAAGGCTTATTCCAAGCACCAATATTAACATCAACATACCAACCAACGTTGAAGTAATCTGTTTGGATATCGCTCTTGTCCCAGTTGCCATCATTTAATGCAGTAAAGACTTCTAATAGAAATTCTTTTGCAACACCGTCATAGTGACTGCTGTAGTGATAAGGATTTACAGAATCATAAGATTGTGTATTAGGAGTAAAGCCACGTGCAACTTGATAAAAATCATTGCCACACACTTTGTTAGAGTTACCAATAAAGTCGATGCTGCCTTGCTTGATATTCAAAACAAGTGTGCTATGATGACGCACCGCTAGGCTAGCTTTGACATTGTATTTTTTGCAAATTGCTTTGATAGCTGGGGCCAATTTTGCTTTAAGTTCTTGGGATACATATGCCATTTTAAACTCCTGGGTGTTGTTTGTTGCTATGTGTATATTATAGCGTCTTTTGGACAAACTGTCAACCGAATTTAAACAGTTTTATTAAATTGTTCTTGATAAGCAGCCAGCACAAATGCATCCATTACAGTATCTGTACGATTGTACATGACTTGTGAAAAGTCATGTCCGTAGCGACCATCACGGAACTTGTATTGGCCGGAAGCAAATTTAAATACTTTGGCAAATTCACGAGCACGATTGCCCAAACCATTGTTGTAAAAATCGTAGTAGCAGTTTGTCGCCTTACGGAATTTTTCTAAGGCAGGGTTCTTTTTAGCGTCATTAACTGAACCCTGGATAGGGATCAACTTTTGCAAAGCATCGGCCATATCTTGATATGTGCCTTTGTTGTTCCAATATGTGTTAGTGTAATCGACCATATTAAACTCCTGGGTGTTGTTTGTTGCTATGTGTATATTATAGCGCAATTCGGTTAAATTGTCAACCGAATTCAACAAATATTTCACTCCAATTCTACATTAATGTAGGCGGCCGTTGGTTTCTAGCTGTGTAGCATCATGTATTTTGAATATCTTAAGAATTTTCTTTACCGATGCTGGTACTACATCTCCAACGCCAGCATCAGGCATGAATACCATCTTTAGTGTACCATCCGGACCAATAACAAAACCGTAGTCTTCATCATCAATATCTAGATCTTCTACTATATCTTCGATTACCTGCTCAATCTCTTTTTTAGATGTTTTCGCCACACTAGGCCTTTCAAGTTATACTGTTATTTACTTAAACAATATCAAACCCATAATCAAAGTTTGCCCGGCAAAGCCCAAGCAAATGGTAGCTACATAAAGGAAATTGCGTTCAATTAATGATTTAAAAAACAACGTGATCAATGCACTCCAAACAAATACCATGAGATCCACCGGGGGTAGTTTATCGCTTTGTGCCATTAGCACAGCCACCAAGGTCGGAATGCTTGCAAAGTGCAATAGAATGATAGTAATCCAGCCCAGAGTGTGAGCACTTATGTGTCCCAAATGTTCTTTTAAAAACGCATAAGCTGTTGCAGGAAGATTAACAATTTGATTGAGAATATTATCTAATTTCATGATGATCACTTATAAAAAATGTGTTGTCCGATTTTGGCCACTTGCTCTTTTTTCCATCCGGGATTTATATAATCGGCGTGATAGTAAAGGGCATGTTTCAAACTAGGTAGACGAAAGTCTTCTAGTAAAACCTTTTGAGCAGCAATCATGCTTTCGTTGTAACTGGCATTGTTAATGGGCTTGAATGTTACATTCCTGTCACAGGTCCAGGAAAATTGGCAAACTACTTTTTCGTAAAATATATTCTTTTGGTAAATTGTTTTACAAACATCGTTTGGAAACTGTCCACTGTTGACTCTGTTTAGTGTGACCTGGGCCACAGCAACCTTGCCTTCAAATGGCTCACCACCTGCTTCGTGATAAATGTTTTTAGCCAAACATCCCAATTGGCGCTCGCGTAGTTCTGCGGTGACTGCGGATGTTTCTGTTGGGTCTATAGTGGACAATTTATTGTTTATGGCCCAGTGTAGTAACATAACTGCCAATAGCAATCCCAACAACATCAGCGTAATACTGATAATATTTGTAACCGGTGGGGTTACATTAGGTGACGTGTCTTCCAACGCCAATACAGTATCATTCATAGATGATCCTTTCTTAATGTTTAAATTACTGTGTATACTAACACAGAGGGTACTAAAAAGCAACCGGCAGTACTACCGGTATCTTAGCTGAATTATATCAGGCTATTTAATTGCCTGGAATACGCCATTGGGTCCATTTTCTGACCAGGAGTAATACCAAACACAGCAAATTTGCTAAGATTTTTACTTTCAACAATGCTGGCCTGCAATGCTTCTCCATACACGTCGTCGCCGGCCATATCGTATAACATGCCACCAGTTCCCAAGCTCATTGGGTCCAGTGACATTCCGGGCAATTGCGAAGTTAGGCTCATGACCCCACCCGTACTGCCATCTAACATATCAGTACCGAATTTGCATCCGGCGATAAGTTGATTTTTCTTTTCTGAAGCTATCTGGCTGGCTGCGTTAATCATATTGTCGTTCCCAACATCCAAAACTTCCTGAATGCCAGAATCTTCATTTACATTAGCAACCAATACGGCCAACATATTGTTGTCCATAGCAGAACCATTAGTTTCCAAATAATCTACAAGATTTCTAACACTAGCATTGTTAGAAATCAAATCAGTTTGAATATTTATGCAATTTTGAATGTTGTTTGTGTATCCGGTACCGGATGCACTTCCAATAATGTCAGTGACCGTTGGGTTGCGGAACGGACCGGAACCCTCACCTAATGTAGAACTTAAATCTCCCACTAGATTATCCGGTAACAGCGTTCCTAGAGCAGCCAGTTTGGGAAAACTGGTAAGATCTAACCCCGAGTACAAATTGCTTATGTCACCAACTCCGCCAAAGTTACCACCAATATTGCCCAGTTTATTTGACAATGCATCAAAGCTAGTAATTTCACTGGTTACATCTGGGCCCAATACATTGGTAATTTCCAACACGTCAGCCAGTGTTTGTATTGCGCCGGGATTGAACGGATTAAAGTTTGTGACTCCAAAAATTTCGTCAAGGTCTCTGCCACTAATGGTAGACATTACCTCAGTAATAATATCTTGATTGTCAAATTTTAGTCCTAGAAGATCAACACCTTGTTCTTCCAGTTTATTCGACAGGTCGCCAACATCACCCAGTCCTTGATCAATTAGATTTGAACAAATAGATCCGGGTGTAGCAAAATTGTACAAGTCCCCAACGTCAAACAGTGTACCCAGTCTTGTTATCTCGGTGCCTATACCATTGGCGGTGTTTACATTAAACTGATTAGTAACACCACCACTGGCCACGTCATTGTAGTTTGAAAAGGTAAATCCCATGTCGTCAAACTTCATACCTTGTGCTTGAGCAATGGCGCCTTGGAATCCAAATGTTGTTGCTGCATAGCCGCCGGCTTGGCCCAATAGGCTTGTAAATCCCGAAACACCTTTGCTGAAAATTGACGAAGCTGTGCTTGTTATGTCTGTTATAATATTGCTACCAGTGGCGCCTGCCGCACGTGGAACACCATCTGGTGGAAATCCAGTCAAGCCAGTTGGTAACTGTTCAAGTATAGCTTTGCCTTCGCTGTTGGCACGGGCATGTGCTGCTTGAACCGGCCCACTAACGCCACCGGTGTTAAATGCAGTTGCTGTGCTGGTTAGCTTTTTGCTAACGCCAAGCCCTGACCCTTTTAATAGGCCCACGCCGGCCAATATCAGTAATGGTGTAAGATTTGACATATTAGTTTGCTAGGTTGGAAAGTCCAACTGAGTGTGTTTTGTTGTTCATAAAAGTCAATACACGACTAGCATCATTTGCTTGTTTGCCGGTACCAGCATAAATGCTAATATGTATCCATGCTACCAAGTAGCCTTTTACTGTGCTATATTCCAACAACATCTGATTAAACGATATATTGGATTTTATCCATTGCGCTATTGCAAAGTAATCTCTAGGGGGGATACTACCGCCGTTGGTGACATTAAACTGTATATCCATGCCCTGCCCAGTGCCGTGTGGGCCGGCTCCAACATTCGATCCAACTCGTAATGTATTGGTGATAATTGCATTTGGGTAACGAGCCTTGATTGGTTCCCAAACTTCAACACAAAGATGTGCTAAATTACATACAATCTGATCTGGAGCCAATCCCATTTGTGCCGGCACGCTCTTGCGCTTACAATTGGGAATTGCCACCAATTTATTAATAAAGTCGCCCAGTGTAGTATTTGGACTCAACTTGGTGTTCATATTGAACCCTTGATGAATAGCAGTACAATCAACACCTCCGGAAGAGGGAGGCGGGGGTGGTACTGGATCTACTTCTCTAGGAACTATAACAGCGCCCTTGTCGATATCGGCCTGTTTAAATACTCCCGCATCAACTTGCTGTTTCATGTATTTTTCGGCACGGGCACGGCCGGCTTCTGTACCATCATCTATACTGTCTCCACCAAACATTCTAACAGTAACCGTGGCCGCATTTATTCCGGCGCTTGCGTTAGTGCCACTGGCAGATTGATCACCAACAGTAACAGTGCTAGCAAATGGAGTTACAGAATAGGTGACCGGACCGCTCATATAATAATGGAACTTTTGCTAACTGGCTTGATACCAGTGGTAACTTCAATATAGTGGTCACGTAGTTCCGGAGTTGCTTCGCAAGTCATCATAATATGTTCATTCTTGACCGCAACACTTTTGCCAACTGGCAAACTAAACATGGCCTGAATAAGACCAATACCCTTGGCTCCGCCCACAACAACAGTTGGCCGAGTTAGATTGTAACCTTCTGCGGTAATTTCCGCAAGCTCGGCAATGACTTCGTCACCATTGACCAGTTTCAAGCCAATGACATCGCCTTTGACAAAATGTGCATTTGATAATAGCATTTAATTTCCTAAACGTTGATTGATTTCTTCTTCGGTTAATTTAGCTAACCCGGTATATCCACCTTCTACAAACAACATGCCGTTGTTGTAAATTTGTGGAACTGTTCTGTGTCCTGCTTCCATTATAAATTGACGAGCTGCGCTATTCTCGTCAATTTTGACTTCTTCAAACGCAATATTTTTTTTCTTTAACAGAGCTTTAGCTTGATCGCAAAACGGACAATGAGCTTTGCTGTATATGGTTAACATTATAAACTGAATCCTTTGAATGTATTTTCTGTTACGTCCTGCTTTGTACCACCGACTACATAACTAGAAATTTCGGTCTCCTGAGGAGCCACCTGTACTTCTGCGCCGGCAATCCATTTAGCAGTCCACGGAAGCGGATTGCTTCCTGTTTTGTACGAGTGTTTTAATCCAATAGCTGTCATACGTTTGGCAGCTATCCAATCAACATAATCGCACAATAGTTGTGTATTTAAGCCAATCATACTGCCATCTTTGAATAAGTATTTGGCCCATTGCTTTTCCTGATCGGCTGCGTCCTGAAAAATTTTAGTGCAAATATCAACAGTTTCTTCCTTGATCTGCGCAAAGTCCGGGTCATCTTGTGGCAGTAGTTTGATCAAGGTTTGTGTGCTACCCAAGTGTACGTTCTCATCTCGGCAGATAAGTTTGATGTTCTTGGCATTGCCTTCCATCTTTTTAAGTTCAGCAAACGCCCACGAGCAAGCAAAGCTGACATAAAAACGAATTCCTTCAAGTGCGTTGACACTGTTGATTGCTAACCAAATTTTCTTTTTAAGTTCGTAACCACTTAGCACCATCTCGGTGCCGTTGACTGTATGCGTGCCTGCACCTAGTAGATTGTAATAGCCGCCGTACTCAATGACATCGTCGTAGTACTTGCTAATGTCTTTTGCGCAGTTAACAATAGGCTCAATTGACATCAAGTCATCAAATATCTCACTTGGGTTGCTATAGATATTACGAATAATGTGAGTATAGCTGCGACTATGAATAGTTTCGTTAAACGACCAAGTTGTAATCCATGTTTCTAATTCTGGAATACTAACGTATGGCAAGAATGCTAAATTGGG